ACACATTACAACGCATATTATTATTGAGATAATATGCGTTGTAATGTGTATTGTATGCCAATACATCAAGTAGGATGTTTAATCCAGAACCTTCAAAATCATAGTCTTGAAATTCTGATTGTTGTCTTAAAAAAGTTTTTAAATTATTCTTGATTTCATTAAAATCAAGTTCGGTTACTTTTAAGCGGTCTGCCATTATCGTGTTCGCTCTAGTTGAAATGTTATTTCTATTGGGTCTTGCTTGTTAATTATAGAAAATTCTATCTTAACTTTAAATGAATTAGTGTCTGGTTCTGGAGTAACTACTACTTCCGATAATCTAGCTCTTGGTTCAAAGTTTTGTATTATCTGAGTAATTTCTTTTTCCATACGAGCAGAAGTTATTGAATCCAGATTTTCAAACAACAATCTTCTAATGTTTCCACCTAATGCAGGATTAAACAATCTTTCATACACATTTGTGGATACTAGATTTTTTATGGAATTAATAACTGCCTTATCACCAACATGTTTGGTGACATCTTTACGAACTGGATGAATATTAAAACTCAAATCCAAGTCTCGATAATCTCTTGTGACGTTTGTATACGTTGCCATCTTGTATTTATAGGTTATTTTTTAGAGTTTCTGTACCAACATAATTTTCTATTAGATGTGCCTCAATATCGGCAAATCCAGAATAACGAGAAATTTCCATGTAGTTGTTTGAGACTTCTATTACTCTGCCAAAGAAATTAATATCATGTACCCTTCTAGTATTCATAAAAGATGCAGCAGTATTCATCAAGTTACAAATTTCAGCTATTCTAATCGAAGATAGATTTGAAGAATATGTCACTACTGGAAATCCAGCTGAAACTATACTATTCTGTAGTTCAATTTTTGCTGCCGACAAACTTACCGAATATGTTAATAAATCAGATTCGACAAATACACTTCTTCCATAACTAGTTGCCGAGAAAAAATCTGGTAAGGCACTATTAGTAGACACTTCCAATCCAGACAATCTCTGTGAATGTCTGAAAAAGTTATTAGCCGCAATTTCTAAGTTATAAACAGCACTATTTGCATTAGGTAAATAAGCATATGTATTTGTTGATACATAAATCGAATTTGCAATTGAGATAATAGTATTAACTACATTTGCCAATGGATTTTTTAAATACGTTGTTCTAGCCACATTATTTGCAGCAACAGCATCATACTGCCATTTAGACAAAGGTGCAGGCGTTATAGTTATTTCATCAGCTAAAGTTCCCCTTGGATCTAATGCGTTACCGAATTTAGATGTATCAAAATTTAATTGTAAGTTGTCAAATAAAGTTCCCATAATTATCCCACAAAAACTGCACTAGGTACTGTCTGTCTATTTACTGGTTCTGCACAAGTTGCCTGATCTCCTTGAACAACAATAGGCATTCCGTTAATAGTAATCTGAGGTTTTAGCTTTGCTGTCATTACTGCTACACAATGTATTTCACATCCAGGAGCTCCACAACATGCGTGAGGAGCAACTGCATCTCCAGGTTTTGCAGCCGGAATTCCGTTGATAGTTACCATCGGCCATCCTCCGCCAACAATATAACCTCTATCTGAAACTACGTCAAGTTGTTTAGCTAAAAACATTTTAATCCTAACAATTATTATTTAAATTATCAGCTGCTTTTTTATCTGTAATAGGTAACTTAGAAGCATAAGTTTTCTTAAATGCCACATACTCTCTATACAAACAATTTGATACACCTTCTGACACAGTTTTTCTATCAACACCGTTTTTAAGTTTTTCAGAAGCTTCTTGAGCGCAGAACTGACATGCTTGATCTTTATGATTAGCATTAACGAATTCATCCAATGCTTTTTCATCAAAACTATCCATAGATTTTCTCAATTCAGATAATCTATCCTTTAGTTTAGGATCCATATCTTTTATTTTGTTATCTATATCTTTCAATTCAGATTTTACTTTATCAAAACCGTCAGTAATTGGTTGAGCAACATCTTTTACCCATTGTTTACCAGTTTTGACTATACAACTATTTTTTACAAAATCACTAGCATTAATTACATCTCTGTTAAATCCAACTACAGTTGCACTAACTTGTGCTCCTTTTCCAATAACATCAACGGTAGCGCTTGCCGCTTTTGAATAATCTGAAAGTTTTCCAGTTTGAAGTGCTACGTCTATTCTAGCACTAGCGTCAACATAACTCTTTTCTAATCCAGGTAATCCAGATTGATTATACAAATCCGATCCTAATTTTGTTCCAAAATCTTTTGCGGCAGTTAATCCATTTTGTAAATCTGCTTTTAATGCTTCTGCAAAAGTTGGATTAACAACACTCATAGACTGAGTTATTTGTGAAGCATTTGTCCAATTATAATTTGTTGATCCGTAAATAACATTGTTTAGATATGATTGATCTGAAACAGATTTTCCTATAATAGTAGCAGCATCTGGATTTGGTACACCATAAGTTGCAGTTGCATTATCTATTGCACTCTCAGAAAGAGCATTTGTTTCTGGTGTAGTTGTTGGACTTGTAAATGGTGAACCTTCTGCTGGTGGTTCTGTTTTAGATGAAGGACTTTCTCCACCGGATGCAGGAGTATTTACTAGTGCTATAGTAGCACCATTAACTAAAGTTGCGCTTCCACCAAATGTTGCTTTACCTCTTGAAGTAGCATCAAGAGAAGCTAATCCAGATACACTCGTTTTAACTCCAGCAACAGAAGTTGATATCGTTGTTATTCCACCCAAAGAACTAGAAATTATTCCACTTAAAGAAGCTGATATTTTTGCAGAACCAGACCAACTACCTCTAGCATTAAATGAAATATTTGTTGCAGATACGGCAAAATCTTTTTCGACTTGGAATGTTACACTTCCACCAACTTTATATGTTAAGTCACCATCAATATAAATTAATTGATTACCTTTAATATGTACTACTTCATCTTTCCCAATCATTCTGGTACTGTTGTTCATTATCTTTTGTTGAACTGATCCTTCTGGTCTAAATTCCAGATGTGAACCACCACGATGCATTAAATTGATTCGTTCGTAATTAGGAGTATCATCTAATTCAAACGCATGACCAGATTCGGTTTCTATTGCGTTATTGTAAGGATACTTTGCATTGTATGATGGGGATTTTTCAACACCATACTTGTTTCCACTTGATGAAGCTAATTGATTGAGTAAATCTATTTGTGTCGGTTGTTCGTTTCTTGCAAGTCTTGATGTAGTAGGTTCATCCAAATATCTTGGATACGATGTTTTATCTTGTCCTGGTTTTGCTGGAGCAATTTCAATTTGTTTACTTGTTCTTGTATCACCAAATCCAGTTTTCTCATTCGATGATACTAAAGGAATACCTGGGAGTACACCCATGATGATTGGTTGTTGTGCATTTTCACCATCGAGGAAGAATCCTACAACCATATCAGATTCTTTAGGAGTGTATGTGTTTGGATTGTTTACGGGCATCATTGCTTGCGCCCATGGCAAATTATTAGTTGGAAGTTCGGTTACTTTTTCTGAGTGCCATCCTGCAATTCTAACACGACAACGACCAAGTTTTAACGGATCGGTTCTATCTTCAACAACACCGATCCACCAAACAAATCCATTTAATCCTGCAAATTCGTTATTAACCATTATATTCCATATTGTTCTATAATTGAAGTTGCTTTAGATGATGCTTTAGTCAATTCTCTATACGATGAAGAATCTGTAGCAGCATCAAAAACAGTTTCATGTTTATTATAAGTTATAATGTGCTTCGCACCAATAATTGTGTATTTACCAAACAATGAATAGTCTGTATTATTAGCATCAAGTGATTGATCTTGTTTTTCTTGGAATTTTAATAATACATTAAATCCAGAACTTAAATTAAAGTTACCTGGCATTACTACCCTAACTCTTTTTGATAAAAAGTTTTTGAGTGTAGCTTTTCTTTCAAAAATATGATCTGCATTATCGTTTATAAAATAATTCAATTTATCATTGTTCTTAATGTAGTTACTTGATTCACGATCTAGACCTGATGAGTACAATAATCTTCTAGACTGAAAACTATCAAAGTTAGATGTCTTATTTTGATTTATCATTTCACCAATATTAGGTACTGGTCCAAGATGTGCATTTTTATCGTAAATTTTCTTAAAGTCTAGTTGTTGTTCTTTGACTTTTCTTGTGATTGGATCGAATCCAACAAGACTTGATGCATAAACGCCAGATGTTATGTTATCCACAAAATCATACTGTTCTATTACTCTAACATCTCTAGCACCCAAAAATTGTTCGCCGAATTGAACACCAGAATCATCATTGTAACTATCTGCTCCAAGATTTTTAATATCAAAGTTAATTTTTGCAATCTCTTTGGTTTTAAATATCTCAGACAAAGAAGAAAAATTGTATCCTAACTTGTTTTGAAAGAAAAAGAAATTAGGTGAGTTATATGTATCTGTACTTCTTTTTGCTAACCAAAGAACAGCATCAATTGGTGATAGATTAGGAACAACAATATTTTTTATTCCTAAAGTGTCACTCCTAATAAGTCTCTCTACATTCAAATAATCTTTTAAAATTATAGATACCATTCTATCATAAGTCGTTTGATAAAATGCACGATTGACTTTTAATTGTTTTGAAAGAACATATTCGTCACTAACAAAGTGCAAAGAAAATATTTCAGTATTTTGATTTAAGTATTTTCTGTCTGATAATTTATGTACTCTAAAAGCTTGTCTGAATTTTAGAGCACCACCAGTTTTACCTATTTCTAATAACAGAGATTCTGTTCCATCAAAATGTAATCTATTAGTTAAACCAACAGCGTCCATTATTAAAACACTACCCGTCATGCACGGTGTGAACATACTATCATGTATGTTTATTTCTTGGAATATATTTCGTAAATCAATCTGTTCCCCATTACTCAATGTGAGAAAAAAATTGGTTATTTCAAAATCAGTTGTTTTTTGTTGTGACATTATAGTAAAGTCTTACGTAATTCTTCTTCAAGATTTAATGCCAACTCTGGTTTCAGTAACATTATTGATCTCTTACTTTCATTTTCATCATACTCATATTCATAGTAACTTTTTGAAAATTTAACATTACTTTGTTGTATCTGATTACCATCTTGTAAGGTGATTGTTCTAGATCCAGTTACAGTATTTGCATAGGTAGATGAATCTAGTTGTAAAGTCTGTGAGAATGTATTTCCAGAATATTCAGTTGTCTCTGTTATATAATATGAGTGTATATTCTGTCTTGACCAAGTCAATCCACTGAGATTTGTATTTGCGGTATCTGCATAGTTGTTTGCTGAATACTTATTGTCAACAAATCTAGATAGTGTTCTATATTCTAGTGGCCAATCATATTGAGGATCAATGATATCATTCATCATTAAAACAATCCAATGTTTTTCTGCGGATCCATAATATTTGTATGCAATAATTTCTGGTGTTTCACCATCTTTAATATCATACTTGTAATACGTTGAGGAATTTTCTTTAATAGAATTTTCCATTTTAAATCGAGTAGTAATATTTGTTACTACGTCAACATCCATTCCATCATCGATTGGTTTGTATGATGTTTTGGGGAAATAAGAAAAATACTTTGCCATATTACCTGTTTACTCTCATATTAGTGCTACCTTTAGTATGTGTAGCTTTAGTATGAATAATAGTCTCTTTAAATGCTAAGGTCATTCTAATCCCTACAGGTGATCCAGTAGCTCCTTGTTCTGGATACAACTTTCCAGGAACTTCATATGCTGCCCAACCATTTGGAGCATAATCAACCGAAATTCCAGTCAATACACAATCAGAAATTTTTGGAAGATTTGGATTTATATGTCCGTTGTAATAAAATTCAATATTGAACATAGAAGGAGGAATCAAAAAGAATCCTGCTGTTCCTGGTTTAATTTCTGGAGCTTGATGAAACTTAAAATCATTTATGATATTATAAACTTCTGTTGCTTCTTTTTCGCTTCTAGGATAAAACATAAAATCAAACTGAAAATCTCTAAAACTTGGATTGGTATACAATAATTCTAATGATGGGTTTTGAACACCACCAAAAGCTGCAGCTGCAATTGCTGATCCAGGAGCTCCTAATTTATTATTTAATATAGCACTTAAAAAAGGACTCATATTTGATCCAACAAGTTTTGCAACTTCCTCTGTACTCATTCCCGACTTCCATTGTGATAGAGCAGAAGCGCCAACTGCAGCCTGTCCAAATTTTCCCGAATACATCGATACGTCAGTATATGCTTGATTATAATTAAATGCCAAAGTATCAGGCATGTACAATGCGATAGAGTTTGATATCTTTTTTATTCTTCTTAAAAAGTTTTGACCAGTAATTGATTCGACTCTATTAACTGTATCCTGCACTCCTTGAGAAAATCCAGATGTTGCTTGTTGTCCAACAGGAATTATAGTTTGACCAATTTCAGTCGATTTAAATTTATTCATTATGTTATCATAAACTTGTCCTATTTGTGAATTTTTAATTTCACTTGCAACTGCCGTTTCAATTCTATTTGCAGTTTGAACAGTTTGAGAAATTACTTGTCCAGCAACAGTCCCACCAGTATCCATTATACGTTGAATGTCTTGTTGTCCTATGGAATCTCCACTTGAGAGTTTTAAAGGAAATGATGTATCTTCTTGTTGGAAAATTGTGAAGAACACATAGTGACTTTTATCAGCAGATCCCAAATCAATTGGATATCTTAGATTATCATTATATTGTCCTCTTCCCGATTTTGAATTCTGCAAAGGATCAAAATCCCTAACATCATCTTTCTTGTACTTAACGTCTAGGATATTAAAAATTGACATACAATTGTGGTTCCTTAAAAGTTTACTAGATAGTATTTATGTCATACAAAGGAACATTTAAACCCAAGAATCCCACAAAATACAACGGAAATGCAAATAATATCATTTACCGTTCTTTGTGGGAACTACGTGTAATGAAGTATCTAGACGAACATCCGGAGGTTATTTGGTGGGCGTCCGAAGAGCTTATTATACCATACTACAATCCAATTGACAATAAAAAACATCGTTATTTCCCAGACTTTGTGGCAAAGATGAAACGCAAAAATGGTACAGTTATGACGTATGTGATTGAAGTCAAACCTGAGATTCAAACCAAAAAACCTGAACAGAAACGAAAGACCAAGAAGTACATTCAGGAATCTATGACCTACGTCATCAATCAATCTAAGTGGAAAGCGGCAACCGAATTCTGCAAAGATCACGGATGGGAATTTAAAATCATAACTGAAAAACATCTTGGTTTGTGAGATAAATAGACAATGGCATACTTAATAAATCGAATAGAACAATCTCTACGAAGTGAGGGTTTGGCGCCTCGTACTGATAAAGCTCGTGCGTGGTTACAATCTAAAATCAAAAGTCTAAATCCGTCAAGGGCTAGACTAATGGAAGATAAACCTAGACTAAGAGATTCTTCAATTGTGGGTAATATGTACTTCTATTACTACGATCCAAAGACTAAAGAGTTTATGAAATACTACGACAAGTTTCCGTTAGTCGTACCCATTGAAGAACATGCCGATGGATTCCTTGGACTGAATTTACATTATATTCGTCCAAAACAAAGATTGATATTTTTAGACAAGTTAAGTGAAACAAACACAAACAATCGTTATGATGCGAGTACCAGATTAAGAGTAAACTATCATTATCTTAAAAATGCGTCTAGGATGTATGAACACACTCCCTGTCTAAAGAAATATTTGTATAAACACATTCAATCCAAATTCGTACAGATAGATGCAAACGAATGGGATATTGCTGCATTGTTACCAGTAGAGAACTTTGCAAAGGCATCTAAAAATCAAGTATTTGCAGAATCAGAGGAAAAATTCTAATGTCATTTTCACCAAATCTATTTCTTTCTAACATGAAAGCAAAAGGCGGTCCGGCAAAGTCGAATCGATTTGAAGTCATGTTACCTATCCCAACATACGTGGGAGAAAGTATCGAACAAAATGATTGGGAAAGAATATTAAATCTTCCAACAACTATTGTTTCCGATGTTACCTCTGCAATATTTGGTGGAAAAAATGCAGACTCTAAAGAATATTCACAAACAGA